GGAAAGATCATGGAGGGCATCAAAATTAGGTAGAGGAAATTATGTAAAGATAGTAAATGTAGGAACTTGTATGGAATATGGGCATTTAGAAGATTATGCAAAAAATAATGCCAATGGTTGGTCGTATGGAATTTCACAGCTTTTGTTGGCTGATGGCCATATTCAAGGACATAATTTTATTTCAATGTTAGAATTAAAGGAAAAATATGGTAACGAAAGACAAACTAGTACAAAGAGTGATGGACAAAATGATAATAAGAGCGAATAATGGTATTATAAAATATGGTAATACGATGGCAGATGCTAAAAAAACAAAAAAAGAATGGCTTGAAGAAGCGCAACAAGAATGTTTAGATCAAGCAATTTATTTACAAAAATGTATTGAGGAAGAAAAATGAATTTAGAAGATATAAAAGAAGAAATAAAAGAAGACGAGGGATTTTCAAATAAAGTTTATTTTGACATACTTGGTTACGGAACTATTGGATATGGTCATTTGGTAAAGCCACTTGATAATTTTAAAGAAGGTGTTGTTTATGGTAATAAAGAACTTGAAAAAATTTTTGAATACGATTTCCAGATTGCACTTCAAGATGCACAAAGTCTTACAAAAAACTTAGATGTTCCAGAAGAGGTAACTGAAATATTAATACACATGTGCTTTCAATTAGGAAAACCAAAGGTAATGAAATTCAAAAAAATGTTTGCTGCATTACAAGAAAAAGATTTTGTAACAGCAGGATTTGAAATGGAGGACAGTCTATGGTGCAAGAAACATACTCCAAGAAGAGCAATGAAACTAGCGGACAGAATGAAAAAGTTGACTTAAGAAAACATAAAAAAAGAATTACAACTTACGAGGAAAAACAATTTATTTTAGAAACTAGAAAAAAATATAGTGATGATGATTTAAGAAGTAAAATGGCAAAAATAAGTAAAAAATTAAAACAAGAAGGGAAAATATATGGTTCTAGGTAAATTATTTGGTGGTGATACATTAAAAACTGTTGGTGGTGTTATTGATGACATGCATTTTTCAGGTGAAGAAAAAGAAAAATTAAAATTACAATTTGCAGAAGTAGAAGCAAAGTTAAAAGAAAAACAACTAGATATTAATAAAGTTGAGGCAGGACACAGATCTGTATTTGTTTCTGGTTGGCGCCCTTTTCTTGGTTGGATTTCTGGTCTTTCAATCGGATATGTATATTTATTCCAACCAATATTCGATATGATTTTACAAATGTTTGGTGTTGAAGTAAACTGGGTTGTCTTGGACCTTGGTCAACTGATGCCACTCATACTGGGTATGCTTGGTCTTGGGGGTTTAAGATCGTTCGAAAAAGCGAAAGGGCTCACGAAATGAATAAAATTTGGGATTTGATAGATGCATTTACAGGCTTAAAAACTTGGGTGCAGATAGCAATTGTAACCGTAGCTGTTTTACTTATTCATAGCTATATTTTACACTAATATGGCAAAGAAAAAGAAAAAACAGGTTGGTTTGACTAATAAACAAAAGAAATTGCCTAAAGCATTGCAAATGGCAATTTTGAAAAAACAAAAGAAAGGAAAATAAAATGCCATATCATACTGGTAAAGGTGCTCATTCAAAAAGCATGAAGAAAAATAAAAAGAAGAAAAAGAAGAAAAAGAAAAAATAATGGTTAAAGTTGCTTCTATTAAAAATATTGTCAAAGATTTGAAACCTAGACAAAAAAAAACAATGAATAGTCATGCAAGGCATCATTCGTTAAAGCACATGCGATTAATGGCTAGGTTAATGAAAAAAGGAGCAACTTTTTCAAGAGCACATACAGTTGCAATGCGCAGGGTTGGGAAATGACAGGAATAACTACAACGACAACATTAGCAGTAATGATAGATAAAAGACCTGCTCGTAAGAGACGAAGAAGTGCAAAAAAAAGAAGAAAAAAGAAAAAGAAACGTTAAAGTTTCTATTCTTGGTACTGAGTATTTTCTTCATAAAATAATATGGGAAGATATTGTTGGCGATAGTACAATCGGATCATACGAAGAATTTAATAAAATGCAAACAGCAACCATTACTACTTTTGCATTTATATTTAAAAAAGATACAGAACATTTATATACCTTTGCCAGCCACTCGGCAGATGGTTTTTTTGGTGATAGGAACATAATACCTAATGGAGTTGTAAAATCAGTTCAAAAAATGTCGTTTTAAGAGGTGTCAGAGCGTTTTTCTAGGGTACATTGATAGATTATACCCTAGAATATAATTAATAGCCCCAGACATCAATTCTGGCCTTTTTGACGTCTTCGTCTTGCATAGACCAATGTTCAATGTCTGGTATGATAGTTTTTTGTATATCTTCAAGCGAATTTACTGTTTTAAGGTAATTTCCCATTGCCAAAACAAGATGTTCTGCGATTTTGACATACTTTGCATAATTATCAACTTCTAATGGTTTTATAATATTGTCTTTGCTAACATAAAAAATACCATAAAGTAGTTGTTGTCGTGAATTTGTGGCTTTTGCATAAATTGATTGTTGCATTGCATGAGACATTGGGATTGTATCTACTAATTTGCCTGTTGTTTTCAAATCAATATACAGATCTTGTTTTTCAAAGTCTTCAAAATGAAAATCTGTAAATCCCCTAAAAGGAACATTATTGATTTTTGTTTTTACTTCATCTTGATACGAAATTAGTTTTAAATCTAATTTATCAAAATAATTTATAAAATCATGCAACAGAGGTAATATCATGCGTTGCTCTTTATCTCTTTTTATTTTCTCAACATGTCGTGTGTTATACAAATACTGATCAATAATTTTTTTTTCAATCTCTGCAAGATCACGACCATTAAACCACATATTTAAACCTGTTTCTATAACTGTTCCGCGTTCTGCAGCAGGACCAACTGTAAAATCATATTTAAAAATTTTGCGTAATGCCCAACGAGCCCGATAAAATGCGAACTCGTTGAGGTGTGAAAAAGATAAAGGTGTCAATTTAAACTTTTCAAAATGTTCTATCATTATGAAAATATTTTTTTAAATGCTTTATCTAAACGAATAGACAAATCTGAAAGTTTGTCTTTTTGTTTTTGATGTGATTCGTCCATCTTTTTGCCAAGTGCATTTGCTCTTTTCAAAATCTCTGGTGGACATTCAACATTATCTAAAAGTTTTTCTTGTTCTTTTAGATTTTCTTCGTAAGCCCATTGACTAGATTTACTCATTTTGCCTCCTTAATTAATTTATATTGTGCAACCCTTTTACCATTTTTAAGAGTAACATTATTAGTTTCTATATTAATATTTTGTTGTTTTAAATCAAATATTCTCGCAGATAATCTAAAACAATTATATTTTTTCAATGCTTCCATGGCATCAATTTTTCCGTATTTTACTAAATGTAAAAATATTTGATCTTCTTGACTTGGCATTATGCCTCCTTTTTAGATTGAATACGACCTTTTAAAATTTCAACTAACCTACTATTAAAATTTTTATCGTAATCAGTTTTTACATGACATGGCCGACATAAAGGTATTAGATTTTCAATTACATCTAGCTTTTTATTTCCGCCCATGCCTCTTGGTTTTAAATGGTGAATATCAACAGCAACAGTTAGATTGCATGCAAAACATAAGGGGATATCCTGATCCGAATATCCCCAGAACTTCTGGAAAATTTTTTTATATTTTTTCAAAAGCTCTTTTAGCATTTACTGTAAGTGCCTCAATATCATGGGCTTCAAATTTACCTGATCCCATAGAACGACCAACAACACCTGTAATAAACATAATTTCTTGTGATGTACCACCATTTGAAGGTGCTGAACCATTTGAATATGTTTTGGTGCCATTGTTCTTTTCAACATTTTTAACATTGAAATACTGATTGCCATTTTTTGATGTTTTCATATCAATTTCTTCGTATGTAAAAACATCATCTTTTTGTAAGTCTGTATGTTCTTTTACATACAATCTCTTACCGTCAGTTGTATCAATACAGAAATTAGGTTCGCCATTTTCGGTATTATCGAAAATACGACTTACTGTACTAGTATTTTTTGACATAGTTTTTTTTCCTTTCGGTTAGTTTAATCGAGAACATTATGCCCTCTTCCCTCCAAACATTTTTTCACCAAGTCGTTTGATGTTTTTAGTTTTGGAGAAATCCATAATACGCGCCACCTCATAGCATTATACACTTTTTTACCGCTATCTAATACAACATTTGTATTATCTTTCGCGATGTCTTTGCACGTATATAAATCGTCGTGAATTCGTTCTGCAGTACCATCAATGTTTGCAGAACTTTTGCCCCTACTATCAATTACTGGATTGTAGGAGCAACTTGTTAGAAATAAAATAATAAATAGAACTCTAAACATTATTTAAACCTCTGCATTAGTTTGCGTCTTTTACGATTAAACATGTAATACATATCGAATAAATGTTTACGCATTTTTCTTGCGAAATCGTCTTCAATAGAAAGCGATTTATGTAATTTACGCAGTTCAAATAAGAAGCCTATGATTTTCTCATAGGCCTCTGGATAATTGTCAGCAAACGGTGTGCGTTTTTCTAATCTAGGCATTTGGTAAAGGTCTAAATAGATTGCTGTTTTTAATAAATACCAAAACTTTTTGTTCGTTATCTTTAGAAACATTGTAAAGTTTGGTATCGTCTTTGTAGTCGTAATACTCTGGGTGTGAAGACCAATGAGTAAGAGTATTGTAAAATGCCCAAAGTGTTGTGCCCAAGTCTTTAGACTCAACATCAAAAGTATGCATCAACCAATCAAAAAGTTTTTCATTATAATTCTTTTTATTTCTTTTTGATGGGTTTCTTTTACAAAGAGCTCTTTTCAATTCATTGGCAACATCGTGTCTTGTAACACCGATCTTACCCATTTTACCAAAATATGGCTCCATTTCATTGAAATGTTTTGCACAAATCTCAAAATAAGTTTTTAGATCATCAATATAAAAATTTTGTGTATGTCTAAATTTATGTATTACATTCCAAACAGGTTGTACCATACCATTCAAACAAGCTAGTCGTTCTGGAGTACAGTTACCTGTTGTTGACCAAGAGCCGTCATGTGAAGAAGAGCACGAACTTCTAAAATTAACAATATCACCTTTTTTTGGCTCAATCGTAAAATCTTTTAGAATAATATCGCGTCTAAATTTTGCCGATCCCTCAAACATATAATCACGACAAATAAAATTACCTTTCAACAAACCAGCTTTTTCTAAACCTTCTTGTTGTTTTTCTACAAGTTCAAAAAAGTTTTGAGGTTCATATCTATTACCAACAACAGATATAAACTCTTGGTTGTCTTTACGAACTAATGCCTTGTACTTAAAAGGATTAATTTCATTTGTATATTTTGAAGTAACTTTCAAATCTTTTTTGAAAGCCATTTCTCTTAATTCAACTTCAAATTTTAAATGGTCTGCATTCAGATCATTTACTTGTTCTTTAAAAAAATTTTGCATTTATGCCTCCTTTTTCTTTTTAAAGCTTTTTAAAATTACTTTCCCACTTGAATTGAAAGCAACTGTTGATTGGTCATGAAAAAATATTTTTACATCATTACTTGATGTGATTAAATAATCATAAAGAAAACCATCTTTTATATATTGATTAATTAATCTTCCTAATTTGATTGGCTCATGTTTGATAACAAGACCAATAACATGAATTAAAAAATCTTTTGTATTATCTTGCATTTTGAACTCCTATTTGTTTTTCAATTTCTCTGTAAACAAAATACGAATCAGTATCTAAAAATTTAAAAGTACAAAGTGGTGTATCTTTATTTTCTGATACTGCATAAACAATAAATTTATCTTCGTTCTTGGTATCTTCGTTATCAAAAATTTGAAAAAAAAGATTTTTAAGAGATAAAGATTGAAATTTATATTTACGATTCCAAGCAGTAAAATAATCTGCGTAATCAAAAATTATTTTTTCATGTTCATCAAGATTAATAATTTGTATTTCTTTTTTAAAAAAATAATCTTCTAATGTTTCTGGTAATAAAGAATAACTTTTTTTATAATTTATCCAGTTTCTTTTAATTTCAATTGTATGTTTTCTGTTCATACAAACTCCTTTTTATTTTTTTTATAAATCTATAACCGAAATAGAAATATAGGTATTTTATATACAAATTTGAGTAAAAATAAAATAAAACCGAAAACCCCTGGGGTACTATAGGTTTTTTTTGGTTTTTTAAACTCACTATAAATTTGTATTGTTTTATTATTTTTTTTTGCGTAATGTGTGCTATAGTTTTTTTTCATATATAGAAAGCGCCTCCTGAAATTGCTTTCTTGTATTTTGGGGCAGTTACGATATAACCGAAACATACAAACTCCGTCTCTGCCCCATGACCCTAGAAGCAGATATACAAATTGCCTGTAACTTATTTTTAGAAAAAGCATCAAATATCTACGATTTCCGCCATTTTCATGTACCAAATGAAGGTGTTAGAAGACCACAGTACAGAGCAAAACTAAAAAAAATGGGATTGCGTTCTGGTTGCCCAGATTTAATTATAGAATATTACCCAGCAAAAATTATTTATGTTGAATTGAAAAATGAAAAAGGCAAATTATCAGAAACACAAAAATTGTGGCAAATTCAGTCAAATCATTTCAATACACCACATTATGTTTTAAAAGGCGATATTCAGCAATGTATCGAACAATTAAAATTAATAATTCTTAAATATGTCCCATTACGAAAAAGTTTACGGACACTTATTAGAGATACCAAAAAGTCCTGAAGAGCAAGATGAATTCATTGGGATTTGGCGAAGATGTCAACAATTTGCATTAGACGATATTTACGAATCACAAACTTATGTAAGAAACTTTGATAGTGTTGTTGACCGATTAACAGTTTATTATTATTTAAAAATTACAGGAGGAAATTATGTACATAGACGAAAGCTCGAAACCAACAGAAAAATTAAAAGCATGGTATTTGTTCACAGATGACTTTATTGCTGGAACACAACATTTAAGTAACAGAGAATTAGGAATTTATATACGATTACTTTGTTGGAACTGGAATAAAAATTGCAAAGGCATACCGAATGATAAAAATATTATTTATAGAATTGCATATTGTTTTACAGAACCAGATAGATATGCAACAGACAAAATTTTAGAAGAATTTTTTGTAAATATACAAGACACACCACATACAAGGTGGCAAAATTTACGCCAGGTCAAAGAGTGGTTGTATATTAATAATAAAATTGAAAATGCTAGAGAAAATGGCAAAAAGGGTGGAAGACCGAAAAAAAACCAAACTGAAACCCCCCTACCCCTAACCCCTACCCCTAATAAAAATATAAATATATTTGTTGAAGAAGTATGGAATAAATTAACAATGAAAAGAGGTAGCAGAGTCAAAGCATTTGAGATTTGGAAAAAATTAAAAATTGAAAATAATATCTTAATTGAAAAATATAATGCTCTTTGGTCAAAAACTGAAGAAGAAAAGTTTATGCCACATTTTTATAAATGGTTAAAAGACTGTCGTTGGGAAGATGAGCTTTCACATGAAAAGAAAAACGATTTAGGTTTTTATCAACGAGATAGATTTGCAAATTTATCTAGTTGGCAGAAAGGTCGCAGATATCCTTTAGACTCAGATCAAGACATAATTGAAGCATATAAACAAGGAAAAATTACAAAAGAAGCAATGGAAAAGATGTCTATTTATGTTTAATGTTAATTATGGAATTTGAAGATTTTAGAAAAATGTTTTTTTGTGTAATGGAACCAGATGGTACATACAGCGCCATTGTACAGATTGGTGGTTTTACAACTGAGGAAGAAGCACAAAATTATTTGGCAAAATGCTTTAATACTGATAAAGTTGATTTTTTAAGCGGAGAAACACGCACAATACATTGATGGATATAATACAAAAAAATATACAACATATAAAACCATACGGACAAAACCCTCGTAAAAAAAAAGATATTGAAAAAGTCGCTAATTCAATCGCAGAGTTTGGTTGGCAACAACCTATTGTAATAGATCAAAATAATGTAATTATCGTAGGCCACAGTCGTTACGAGGCGGCAAAAATGCTGAAAAGAGAAGTTGTGCCTTGTGTTGTCGCAAATTTAACAGAAGAAAAGGCAAAAGCATATAGAATTGCAGATAACAAAACCAATGAATATTCTGAATGGGATTATGGTTTATTAAATAAAGAATTTGGCGATTTATTAGATATAAATTACGACTTAACAAATTTAGGTTTTGAAGATCGAGAACTTGAAAGCATAATTACATTTGATGGCACAGGTCGTGAGTGGTTAAAAACTGAAGAACATTGGCAAGACATGCCAACATTTGAACATGATAATGAAGCGCCCTTTAGATCAATTCATGTACATTTTAAAACAAAACAAGATGTAGAAAATTTTTTTAAATTAGTAAAACAAGATTTTACAGATAAAACAAAATACATTTGGTTTCCGCAGATTGAAAAAAATGTTTTAAAAGATAAGGGGTATGTCAGCGAATAATCCGCAGTTTCCCTTATTTATTCCTACAAAAGGCAGAGCTGATAGTCGATTAACTGCCAAGGTATTAGAAGAAATGGGAGTTTTTTATACTGTTGTTGTTGAAGAGCAAGAATACGATACCTACGCAGAACACATAGATAAAAAAAAAATTTTAGTTTTAGATAAAAAATACCAAGACGATTACGATACTTGCGATGAACTTGGAAATACAAAAAGTAAAGGACCGGGACCTGCAAGAAATTTTATTTGGGATTATTCAATAAAACAAGGCCACAAATGGCATTGGGTAATGGACGATAACATAAAATTATTTCGTCGCTGGAATAAAAATAAAAGAATTAAATGTTACGATGGAACACCATTCAAAGTTATGGAAGATTTTTGTTTACGATACAAAAATATTGCAATGGCAGGACCAAACTATTCATTTTTTGTTATTGATAAATGGGGCTATAAATATGGGCCATTTACAGTAAACACTAGAATTTATAGTTGTAACTTAATACGAAACGATGTACCCTTTCGTTGGCGAGGAAGATATAACGAAGATACAGATTTATCACTACAAATGCTCAAAGCTGGTTGGTGTACTGTTCAGTTTAATGTTTTCTTGCAAGAAAAGACTAATACGCAAGTACTGAAAGGTGGAAATACTGATGCATTTTATGCGAAAGAGGGCACTGTACCAAAATCACAAATGCAAGTTAAATTACACCCAGATGTTTCTAAATTAACTTGGCGTTATGGTCGTTGGCATCACCACGTAAATTATAATAAATTTAAAAGGGAAAACAGACTTATTTTGCGTGATGATGTTGTAATTAAACAAGGTGTTAATGATTATGGATTGACACTCAAAAAGATGGATTGATTATGGAAGAACAGAAAAAAGAAGTAAAAAAGGTTGGTCGACCTAAAAAAGAATTAGACATTGAAATTATACAGAAATTGGCTTCAATTATGTGCACAAATGTTGAAATTGCACAGGTTGTAGGGTGTCATGCAGATACTTTAGCAGATAA